TTAATGACAGCGATCAGCGTTTATTTTATGTTCCTTGTCATAAATGTAATAAAAAACAAACTTTAAAATGGTCGCAAGTTAAATGGGAAAAGAATAAACCAGAAACAGCTAGATATATTTGTGAGCATTGTGAAAAAAAATGGACTGATGTTGAAAGAACTATTAATATTAGCAAAGGTAAATGGAAAGCAACTGAATCGTTTAATGGACGAGCAGGTTTTAGATTAAATGGTTTATATTCAGTATGGGTCACAATGGAAGAAGCAGTCGGTGAGTTCTTACGAGCAAAAAAACTTCCTGAAACATTAAGAGTATTTGTTAATACTTATTTAGGAGAAACCTGGGAAGATGAAGGAGAACGTATTGATGATTTAGGTCTATTTGATAGACGAGAAGATTATAAGTTTCCTGATGAAATTATCTTATTAACAGCAGGAGTAGATATTCAAGATGATAGAATAGAATGTGAGGTAGTAGGTTGGGGTTTAGAAGAAGAATCTTGGAGTGTTGATTATCATATACTTTATGGCGATCCTACTTCTCCTAATATTTGGCAAGAACTAGAATTAATATTAACTAAAACGTATGATAAATCAGATGGGTCTAAATTAACGATAGTATCAACTTGTATAGATAGTGGTCACCATACCAATCAAGTATATAAATTTTGCAAGACTCGATATGCAAGACGAGTATTTGCTATTAAAGGTATAGGTGGAGAAGGGAAACCTATCATAGGAAGACCAAGTCGTAATAATATAGCTAGAGTAACTTTATTTCCAATTGGCGTTGATACTGCTAAAGAATTAATATATTCGAGATTAAGGGTTAAGAATTTAGGTGCTGGATATTGTCATTTTCCTACTAAATATAGCGAGGAGTATTTTAGACAATTAACAGCAGAAAAAATTGTAACAAAATATAGACGAGGTTTTAAAAAACGTGAATGGGTATTAATGAGACCAAGAAATGAAGCGTTAGATTGTAGAGTGTATGCTTTATCAGCTTTTACATTATTAAACGCAGACTTAAATCAAATATCTCAAAAACAAAAAACAGGACAAACACAAATGAATCATAGAGTCAACCAAAGTAGGTTGAAACATTATAAAAAACATACTAATTTCGCTAAATCGTGGAATAATTAAAAAAAATGGCAAATAAATTTACAGATATACCAGAAAAAGAACCAGTTAGTTTTTATAAAGGAGAAACAGTTGTTTGGAAACGAACAGATATAGGTGCTGACTATTCACCATCTAGTCATTCAATGGTTTGGGAAGCATCATTAGAAAGTGATGGTTCAACAAGATTTTCAGCAACAGTTACAGAATCAGGAACAGAATATACATTTACTTTAGATAATTCTGCTACATCTGGTTATACTTCTGGAGATTATTTTTGGGTTTTAAAAGTTCTTCAAACAAGTGATAGTGAAACATTAGTTATAGATTCAGGTAAAATTACTGTTAAAGATAATTTTTTTGCAACTACTGGAGATACTAGAAGCCACCCTAAAGTAATGCTTGATAAAATTGAAAGCATTTTAGAAGGTAGAGCAGATGCAGATGTTTCAAGTTATTCAATTCAAGGAAGATCATTAAGTAAAATTAGTATAGCTGAATTATTACAATGGAGAGATTATTATAAGGCAGAATATCAAAAAGAAGTTGCGAGATTTAGAACTGGCAATAATGAAGGTTCAGGTAGAGTCGTAAAGGTACAATTTAATGAAGTTGGTTGATAGATTAAAAAATATATTTAGAAAAAGAAGAAAACGTAGCTTTTATGCTGGCGCTTCACAAAATAGATTATTAAATAATTTTACTTTAACTTCAAAATCTGCTGATAGTGAAATTAAACAAAGTTTAAGAATTTTAAGAAGTAGAGCAAGAGATTTATCAAGAAATAATGCTTATGCTAGACGATATGTTAGTGTTTATGTAGATAATATTGTTGGTTCTAAAGGAGTTCATTTACAAGTAAGAAGCAGGGACCCAAATGGTGCGTTAGATAGTTTTGCTAATAATACTATTGAAACTAGATTTAAAGAATGGGGAGTTAAATGTACTTCTGATGAAAAATTAGGTTGGATAGATTGTCAAAGATTATTTGCTGAAACTTATGCAAGAGATGGAGAAGTATTAATTAGATTAATTAAGAATTTTGATAATCCACACAGATTTGCAATAGAATTTATTGAATCTGATTTTTTAGATCACGACTTAAATCAACAATTAAGTAATGGTAATCAAATTAGAATGGGAGTCGAAGTTAATAAGTTTGGAAAACCTGTTAATTATCATTTACTTAAATTACACCCAAACGATGATTTAGTTGTTAGTCCTTATACTGGTGAAAAATATAATGTTGTTCCTGCTAATGAAATTATACATTATTATCATCAAGAAAGACCACATCAAACAAGAGGTATTCCACCTTTAGCTTCTTGTTTAAGAGATTTAAAAATGCTCGATGGTTATATGGAAGCAGAATTAGTTGCGGCCAGAGTAGGTGCAAGTAAAATGGGTTTCTTTAAATCAAATGATGCAGATGGTTATACTGGAGAAGATAAAATAGATACAAACAATCCAGTTATGTATGCAGAAGCAGGTACTTTTGAGCAATTACCAACTGGAACTGAATTTCAATCTTTTGATCCACAACACCCAACAACTGCATTTAAAGATTTTACAAAAGCTATTATTAGAACAGTCGCAAGTAGTTTAAATGTTAGTTACAATACTCTTGCGAATGATTTAGAGAGTGTTAATTATTCAAGTATTCGACAAGGTGCTTTAGAAGAACGTAGTCATTTTCAATGTGAGCAATATCGTATGATTCGAAATTTTCACGATGTTATTTATGCTCATTGGTTAGAAATGGTATTATTAACAGATAAATTAAATGGTTTACCACCTTCTAAATTTCCTAAATTTAATCAACCTATTTGGAGAGCAAGAGGTTGGCAATGGATTGATCCTAAAAAAGAAGTAGAAGCGTTAAAAGTAGGAGTAGAGAATGGTTTTTTATCGTTTCAAGACGTACAAGCGAGTTATGGTCGTGATGTAGAAGATGTATTTAGTTCAATTCAGGCAGATAAAGAATTAGCAGAAAAATTTGGAATACAATTAGCGTTTGAACCATTTGGGCAAAAGCAAATACAACAAAATCAACCAAAAGAGGTTGAAGAAGAAGAAGAAAAATAATAGATATGAATAATATGAATAAAAAACACATACAGAATATAACTGAATTAGATGATTCAGTTACAATAACATTTGGAAAATCTGATGGCGATAAAAAAGAAGGGGACAGGGAGCAATCTGGTGCAACAGATAATGTATCATCACTTTCTAAAGAAGAAAAGAAACCTATTGAGAAACAAGAACAAAAAGAAAACGAAAATAGTATGGAAACTAAAAAGGAAATTCAAACAAAAGTCATAACTCAAAAATCAGATAAAGAAAAACTATTTAGAGTATTTGGACTTAATAAAAAAGAAGTTAATCAAGATAATAGAACTATTGGTTTAGCTTTCTCGTCAGAGGAACCTTATGATCGTAGTTTTGGGACTGAAATTTTAAGTCATAATCCACAAGATGTGGATTTTTCATTTATTGCTAGTGGTAGAGCGCCTTTATTACTCAACCACGATTTAGAAAAGCAAATAGGAGTCATAGAAAAAGCAAATATCAGCGATGCAGACAAGGTAGGTCGTGCAGTCGTGAGATTTGGTAAATCAAAACTAGCTGATGAGGTTTTTCGTGATGTCATAGATGGCATTCGCAGTAATGTGAGTGTGGGCTATGAAATAATGAAGATGGACAGAATTAAAGGCGATGATGATGGTGAGAAAAAACCTAGTTATCGTGTTAATTGGAAACCATTGGAAGCGTCTATTGTTTCCGTACCAGCAGACACAACTGTTGGCGTAGGAAGAAGTAGATATGATAATTTAACCGACCAAGATAATCGTAAAGAAATTATTGAGGTCATAACTAGAGAAAACACAATGGAAAAAACAAAAGAAAATCCAAAAGTGGCGCAACCTCAAGTTAATGTTGAAGAACAAATCGCTAAAGCGAGAAAAAACGAAACAGCTAGAGTTAAAGAAATACAATCTTTAGGGTCAACACATAATTGTAAAGACCTTGCAGATAAAGCAGTTAACGATGGCGTTTCACTTGCTCAATTTAGAGGAATTGTTTTAGACAAACTGGGCGATGCGAAACCTTTGGATAAAAAAGATAAAGTTGGACTTTCTAATAGAGAATCACAAGACTATTCTATTGTCAAAGCTATTAAAGCGATGACAACTGGAAATTGGTCTGGTGCTGAACTTGAAAAAGAAGCGTCTGATGAAATCTCTCGTAAAACAGGCAAATCTCCTAGAGGAATCTTCATTCCATCTGACATTAGATGGCAAAGAGACCTTATTTCAGGAGCAAGTGGCGATGGTGGTGCTTTAGTAGCAACTAACCTTTTAAGTGGTTCATTTATTGAAGCGTTAAGAGCAAGAATGGTTGTGAAACAAGCAGGTGCTTTAGTTTTGAGTGGTCTAGTTGGTGATGTTGCAATACCAGCACAAAACGCAGTTAATTCAGCGTCTTGGGTTGCAGAAAATGCGGCAGTAACGGAAGTTAATCCAACTTACAGACAAGTAACAATGGCTCCTAAAACATTAGGAACATTTACTGACATATCAAGACACTTAATGCACCAATCTACTCC